CGCCCCTCTAATGCTTCGACTTTAACATTTAGCTCTTTAATTGCTCCAACTAAGGCTGGGATTAGCTCTGTGGTGCTGAGTGTTAGCTGAGTCTCCAGCGAGCCTGCAACTGCTTCTGGCACTAATGGCTGAACACTTTGTGCTGTAAATCCAATTCGAGCTGAGGATTCCGATGCGTCTTCCGTATAATCAAACCTAATTGGATTGAGAGCTGTAATTTCGGCCAGCCCATAATTCAGCGGTTGAATGTTTTTCTTAAATCGCTCATCAGATACAGCAGCCCATGACGTAGCTGTAGAAGCAAGATCCACTCCACCACTTCCACCAGCTCTCATTCGGATTGGAGCCGTTAAACCATTAAATATATTTAAAATGTTTCCTCCGGCATTTACAGTATTTGTGCTACTGTTCAAGGTAATTGAAGCACCGCTGACATTAGTGTTGTTACCAAAAGTAATACCAGCCGATGTGGAACTGCCAGCATTGGGATTGTAAATTCTTGCGCGAGTTAAAGTATCATTTGCATCTCGCTGAATATCAAGTACAACGCCAGGAGCGATGTTTCCAATTCCGACATAACCAGCATTTGTAATTCTCATTTGCTCAACTAAAGTAGTTGAACCAGCAGGACAAAGCCTGAATCTTATTCTTCCAGGCATATCGCCTGAAACTACGCCATCAACTTCGCTTACAATGTCAGCAGCGGTAACATAACCGGAGCCTGTGTTACCATTAAATTTTACAATCCCCAGCACATCATTATTTACAACTGCAACATTAGAGCCAACTGTTGCGCCACGACTTTTTTGGAGTTGAAAAAATGGAGCAGTTGCATCCGCTGAAAAGCGACTTACAGAATAAACAGTATTAGTGTTTTGTATATCAATTCCAGCTTGTGCCTGATTCAAAGTAACTGGCTGAAAGTCAGCCGTAGCGTTGCCAGCCACATTAAGAATCTGGAAATTAGTTCCATCGTATATGAGGTGCACCCACTTATTGACTTGAATCTCTCCACTTGTAAGAGCAGAACCCTGATACTGAATAGTCTTAGCGCCCAAGCCATTTAGATTGATAGTAACAGCTCCGGTGTTAGTAGCAGCGGCCTTGAAATAAACCGATAGCCCGGCATCATAGGCTAATAAGCTAGGGGTCAAGTCTGCGGTTATGGCATTAGTACCAGATACGTTAGTAGCGTAGATCAACCGGGATCTCTGAACATCCGCTACTGACGGATACTCCTCCAATCGAAAAGCCCCACCGTAATAGGTACAATTAACAAGTTGCCCAGCAATTATATCACCAGCTTGCAAGCTGCTTGCGCTTGGGCCTTTCACGATATTTACGGCACCCAAGGTATTTACCTGTAATGTAGCCGCGCCAGTGTTTGTATACCCGGCGATAAAGCTTACACGCTGACCATTCGCATAGGCGGTCACAGTCTCGATTGTGCTTACAACTTGAGCGTTAGCCGACCCTGTTGACGCAGCACCCCACAATAGAGTGGAGTCGTCATAGCCGTAGAGTAAATTATCTAGCGTTGAAATAGTGACATCCGCTGATGTCTTAATTACAAATTTGTATCGCCCGTCTGCCCAAACCTGCGCCTTACCATACGCATCAAGAATAAGAGGGTTAGTAGCAGAGCTGCTTTTGTCAGAGGCAGTATAGAGAGATACAGGAGTCGAGGTCCCTGCATAGTAGGTGTATACTTTGCCAGAAGCTAATGGCTGACCATTATTATCGGTAATTCCATTCCAAAGAGATTCGACCTGTACCGCAGTTGCCATTAGTTAAACGCTCCATCAACAAACTCAAACTCAGCTCTTTCGCGCTCGCCTGTCTTAGCCTCGCTAAACTCCGCCTGGAACTGCCGCTCTATCTCTCTTTGCTGCCCAACAGGAAGCCCGTACTCAAATGCTAACTTATGAGCCAGTCCAAATGTCAGTGCTTCAACATACCTGACCGGGAAATCTGCGTTTCCAGCAGCAGTATCGAAATCCTTGAGCTTAACTATGCCTGAGTAATACAAGGTGCGCGTTTGGCTGGGGACGGGCCATACATACATCGTAGGCGTAATCTGATTGTTGAGAGCTACTAACGTAGGGTCTCCGGCGCTTGTCTTGTCAGCAATATCAATGTACTGCCGCCAGCTTGCCACATCCACTGGTCTGTCAATGTTATCAATCCGCAAATAAGCCTTATCAATGGCATATATGGGCGGCTCTACTGCTGCCAGAGAGTAAGTTGCTACCGTGGCGGAAAGAGTCTGCGTAAACTCTTTGATAGTCCACAGAAAGACATGCTTAGACTGCCAGCTTTTAACCATTGAATTAAGAGCTATTATGGCCTGAGTATACATGTCTGATGACATCGTTTCGCCATACGACAACTTTCCAATGATACGGAAAGCTCTCTCAATTATCTCGTTTCGTGTGACGTTAAAATCGTATTCTGTAAGTGCCATAAACGCCCAAAAAGCGGGGAGCCCCAAACAGGCGGCCCCCCTAAAAAATACTACGACTGCATCGTGTAAATTGCCGTCAGTTTCAAAACTGCGCCCGTAGTTGGGGTAGTCTGAACTGTGAACTTAATGTCAATGGTATCCTCCGAAGTGTAGGTATACCCGTGACCAGTTGCGGCATTTAGGCGAGTCAGCGTAGCGGCACCACCACCGATGGAGCCAGATGCAACGAAACGATCCGTGTCGCCGCCATCTCCAACTTCACCTGTTGATGTTGCTGCTACTGATGCTGATGCAGAAACGATAAGCTCCTGAACCGTTGCTCCGGCAGGAACCTTCACCATCTGAATAACATCATTAGCTGCCAAGTTTGCGCCAACAGTGTAAGTGCCAGTGATAGAAGTGATATCAATTCCACCACGAGCCTGAACCGTTGATGCTGTTTTATCTGCTTGATACGTTGCCATCTTCAGTTCCTCCTATTAGCTTCCAGCCACGTTAGTACGAGCGAGGTAAACGCCAAGTGAGCCATAATCAAGCGAGTTGAAAATGGACTTCTTAACGCCTGCAATCATTCCGATTGCATATCCTTGTTCGTTGCCATAATCGAAGGTCTCCTCGACTACTTCTGGACGCTTACCCCAAGCCCAACAAAGAGCCTGTGCGCCAATAAGTGCCGACTTAACCCACGGTACGTTTGAGCCAGAGCCAGCATCAGCGGCAATAGCGCAATTTTCATGCGCGTGAACCACAATTCCATCCCAGATCGCTCACTGTGTTATCGCAGGGCTTTTTATCCTCTGCTTCTTACCGTTTAATTCCAGTAAGGTCGGCGTACATTTTCAGTCTCTCGACTGCCAGGGACTCTTGGGAGCTTATATTCCGTTTCCGGTTTCATCTCCTACGCTCTACGGTGGCGGGGGCTTGTTACTTCCCTCGCTTACCTCGGTATTCCCATTTCAGGGTTCACCGATTTTCCCCAGTTTTTCTCGCCCTAAGCGGCGAGCGGCAACTAATTTACCGCACCTGTGAATAGTGGATTCTCCTTGCCACGAACCTCTGCCTCTCGCATAGCTTGCTGAAACTCAGATGTAGCGCGAAGGTCATACACAGCGTCAGGGTGGGTAAGAAGGACATAATACGGCTTGCCCTCCACCTTAACCGGACGAATTGGAATGTAGGACCGAGCACCACCAGTGAGAGCCCAAGTCTTGAGATAGCTAAGCATGTTAAGCGTTAGCTTACCGTCAGCAGTCGTCAATGCGCTCTTAGCTGTAGCAGCAGTTCCAGTGGACAACACGCCCGATGAAGTCTTGTAAAAGATCTTCGATGGGTTAGCTGTCGCGCCTGCGCCTACTCCAAGCTCGTCAAAATGGAGCTGATCAATTTTCTCAGACATCCAATCCTTGAGTGACATTTGGGACTCAGTTGAGATCTCGAACATAGCTCGCTTACGGCTCATAGCTCCGTCATCACGAACTGCATGGCGATACTGCTTGAGCAATACCTTCATGCTGTATGTCGAGAGCTTCTCCTCGTTGCCCTCAAGCACTTGACCTTCAGTAACTCCAGCACCACTGAGCTTAATTCTTAGCCCGATAGTGATCTCGTCACCTTTATCCTTAGTAAGCTGCGTCTTCTCCTGAACGATGTTTTCAGAACCAGAGCCCAAAAACTTACTGAAATAAGACTCCTTCACGGAATCTCTGAACAGTTGCTCCTCCCATGCTTTTTTTGTCAAAGCATCAGAGGTGCTAAAAGTGGTTTTAGCCATTTTTAATCCCTAAAAAGTTAATTACCTTTTAGGAACTCCCGTAACTCCTGATCGCTCATCTGTGCGAAATCAACAGGCCGACTACCGACCTGCCCTGTCCCACCAGCAGATCCCGTGACCTGTGGTGCTTGTCGCAGAGCCGATGACACATTTTTAAGCACGTTTTGTGGTATATTCTTTCGCTCCTCCAAAAGCCGCTGAGTGTAGGGAACTAGCTGTTGCATAGCTTGCTCCATCTGCCGAACCCTCTTCTCAGCGTTTGCTCTTTTTGCGAGCTGAATAAGCGTCTCAGGTAGCGCTGCTTGGAATGGATTGCTCACAAACCGCTGAACAAAATCCTGTGGCATCCCATCCTCAACCAATGATTGAGCGATAGCCTCCACATCCAATTTATCTGGCCCCACATGATGCGCTAACAAAACTTGTGCTTGCTGTGCATTGGCTAAAGCTTGCTCCTCGGCTTCGACCTCCTGGAGCTTTTGTTGAGCCATCTCAATCTGTCGCGCTTTGGCGAAAGCCTGAGTCGGTGACTCTAAAAACTCTTCATCAAGGTTTTGCCCATTTGTCTGAACAAATTGTTTGAGCTGCTTTTTAACTTCTGCGAGTTCGCTTGTGCGTCTCTTGTTAAGAAGTTCCAATCCATTGAGCTGCTTTTGCAGGGCTTCGAGTTCTTTTCGACTTACAGTCAAATCCTCCTCGTCAGCTTCCTCCTCTGGCGGCTCAGCTTTTTGTTCTGTCTTTGCTGTGGGCTCAGCTTGCGGCTGTTCTACTTGGGCTTGTGACTCTCTGGCATCGGCACCTTCTAAAAAGGCGGCGATATCTTCGTCACTTGCTTCATGTAGATCAACGTACTCCTGATTCGGTCCCTCTTGAGTAGTCTCTACGCTATTGTCTGTACTTTCCGTACTTTCCATCCATCACCTTCACATAATCCCAGGACCTTGATTGGCCTCTATCTGGGCTTGTTCTTCTTGGGGTTGTTGGATAAGAAATTTTTCCGCTACCTGTGGCGGTATTTGACCTTGAGCGATCAAGGTTTTTTGTATCTCTGCATCAGCTTTCGCTTGCTCTGCGTCTGCTTGCGCTTGTCCTTGTTGAGCCATCATACTCACAATCTTAGTGCGTATGTCGGCTGGCATGTCAGCGAACTCCAGAATGGCTTCCGGCGGTATTGGCTGACCAGTCTTAGCAAGGTCTGACAAGAGAACGAATGTTGATAGTCTCATACTTGGACTCCAAGCACTCTCTGTCACCTCAACGTCGTACTGCTCTAGATCGCTTGTAGCCAGCATTTGAAGAATATCGTCATCGGTAAACTCATCGACCGGCTGGCCTCCGAGCTCCAACTGCTCTTTGCTGTTAGCGTTTCGCACAATGCGAATGATGCGGTCAGGCGTGTAGTATTTTTGAATAAGCTTAACTAACAACCGACCCAGCTTTTGCTTTGCAAATGAGAGATTGTCGAAGAGAAACTCGCTACCCAAGAGCTTATCGTTTCGTCTTTGAGCAAACATAGCTCCAGACTCGTTAGCTCCATTGGGATTATTGATAATGTTCATTGAGTCGGTAACTTCATTCTTACCAACTTCCATTAGCTGAATTAGCTCTGCTGGGAACTTAACTCCCTCAACCTTTTGCGGGGGCGCTGCAACATTATTCAGCTCAACCATGAATCCCGGACTGGATGACAATCGCTTGAACTTCTCTTTCTCATTGTCAGGAAATGTTCCAGCATCGAAGAACCAACCATACGCCGACATTTTGTTGCCAATGTCCAGCGAGAGCGAGAATTGCTTGTTAATATACTTCTGAGGGTCTTTAGCGCCTTCGACCTTGCCCCAGAAATTATGGTTTCTCTTCTTTGCGTATATTGGGATTACGAAAAAGTCATTCGCTGGTAGCTCCGCAGGGAACTCGTCAGATAGCACTACGCCACCCGCAATTTTAGTAACACGGAATTTAGTTATATTTTGCTCAACGACGAAGAACCCAGGAATTGTCCTTACACTGGTCAAGTCCTTTGAGGACCAGCCATAGGCGTTGAAGTAGAAGTTTTCTGACGCATTAGCGATAACAAAAGATTTTTGATAAACCTTTCTCCAGCACTCCAACACTCGATACTCTTTCTTAGCGATATTGACCATTGGGTCTTCGCCAAGCATTTGAACTGGAGAACCGTGAGAGTATTGGTCATACGCATAGGTGACATGCGGAGAATCAATTAAATAATCCTCAAAATCTTTTTGAATATCGTCTGCTTTATCGGTCCAGAGCTGCTCAATCTTTGCCTTAGAGAACCAGCGATGCTTAATTAGGTACTCACAATCTGAGAGGTCAAGCTTCTCGTGTGGGCCAAAAACCACGTCAAGATAAGGAAACTTTTCAACAACAATCTCGCCGCGCAGGTCGTTCTCAAACTTTACATACACATTGAGCAAGCCGCGACCAGTAATGACCGAATCCTCAAAGGCAGCGCTTTCCTCCCGGCTGTAATAGCAGCGGTTGAGAATATGCTT